ACTTTATCTTCAATTTTTAATAAAGGTCTAATGTCTCTATTATCTTTAAGGACTACTTTTGTTATGGCTTTTTCACATTCAGGACAGACTAATACCAAACACTCTGTTGTTGTGTGGTCTTTTCTCCAACCTAAATGAATTAATTTATCCCAAAATAATTCTTCGGTATAGGGAATTAAATTTAATTCTTCTTGATAATAATTTTTATATTGGTTTTGCTTATGCTTTATATAACCCTGATTTAAGTCGTCATAGCGATCTACAAACTGTTTTTCATTCATATTCGCCCCTAACTAATTAACTAACTTTTCCTGGCTGCCAGGTAAGTTAGTTCTGAGATAGCCCCACCATTTCTGATGGGGCTTCTCCTATTGCTTTGCTTTACTTTGCTTCTGCTATGGCTTCTGCTATTGCTTTGCTTTTACTGTAAGGAACTTATCCATTAACTGTTCAGTCTTTGGGGTAATTCCATGCCAAGCATTCCAATTTTTGCCACCATCACTCATGTAATAAGCGATAGTCGCATTAACCACAGGGTTGAGCAGTTCGGCATTAGATTTTAATCCAAACTTATCTCTACGAGATTGACCTAACTCTCCAAGCATATTTATTTGAAACATGCCCCACGAGTTATCGCCTGTGTCTATATTTCCATTGTGAGCGAGAGGTCGCCCATTACTTTCTTTCTTAGCAACTGCCCATGCTTCTTGAAGGTCTTTGCCTTTGAAGCCTACGGCTTGTAGCAACTCGACCAATTCAGTATCGGTCAAAGTATTAGCATTCTGATACTTTTTCAAAGTTGCTTCTCTCTTTGTTTCTTGAACTACTAAGGCTTCGGCTTTGGTTGGGGCAAATGCTTCGGTTGTTCCAAAGGTTATTAACCCACCACACGCTAGAAGTATTACTACTCCACCAATCCCTAGTGCTTTTGCTCTTGCTATTGCTTTGCTTTTTCGTTCTATCATTACCTTTGCTGATGCTTTTGCTATTGCTTTGACATCTGTTTCGGCTTTGTTCATTATCTTGTTGTTCATCATCACTCCAAATAGCCATTGGCACTTTCAGATGCCTTTGACTGGTGTGAACGAAGGCGGTGTAAATACCGCTCTGTCGTCTTGATCGATTGATGCCCTAATCGCTCTTTTACTTCATGAACATCTATGCCGTTTTTTAATAACTGCGTAGCGTTGGCATGTCGTAAATCGTGAGTTCTAGGAAACCAGCCGATTGCGGACTTGGCTATTGCTTTGTTCCATGTTGTTCTCCATACATCACGAGGCATGTGGCTCATATTGTTGATGAAACTCCCTTGCTCTTGCTTTTGCTGATGCTTCTGCTTTGCCTTACGGCTTCGGCTTCCTACCTGCTTTGCTTCTGCTAGTGCTTCTGCTTGGGCTTTGGCTTTGCGGTAGTTTCCTACTGCTTGCCTACACCCTTCGCATCTACAACCCCCATGTGTATAGGAGTAGAGAGTTCCATGCTGGAACTGTTTTCCGCCTTTCTCGAATGGTCGAGAGGGCTTTGCGCCTTGTGAACCTTTAAGTTTACTCTCCGTTAATAGTATTGTTCTTGGAAACATGAGGTCATCTTTTGCTATGCCTTTTGCTAGGACATACGCTTTTAATTGCTGTAATAGGGCTTTACTTACTACTAAACTTCGCTTTTGCCCCGACTTTGTGGCATCTACAACTAGAAATCGCTCACCTTTGTTATACGCTTTGCCTAGATCACTAACTCGCCTTTGAATAAATATCTCGCCAGTTTTGAAGTTAATGTCTTTTGCTCTTACTTCTGTGGCTTCCCCATAGCGACACCCACTTGCTACTAGGAACTGGGCAAATAACTTCGCACCTTCGGTTGGTAGATGCTTTACTATCTCTTTGAACTCGTCAGGCTCTAATACATTGGAAATATCGGCATGATTAATTTTGATCTTAATTCCATGAGTAGGATTAATTTCCATTTTTCCAGCACTAACTAACTTAGAAAACATAGAGCCAAGAGAAGCCTTAACTTGATTGAGCGTTGCGGGCTTAACGCCACTTAATTTGAGATCATCAATTAACTTAACTAACTCTGAAGGCTTCAGGGAAGTTAGTTCCCGATCTCCTATAACTGGAATTACAAATCTAGTTAAGACCGATTTATAGCCCTTCTTTGTGATCGGCATGAGATCAGATACCGCCAGCCATTGATCTACATAATCGCCCACCTTCAAATTAGCCTTTGAAGGGGCAATAGAGCCATGTTTCTCACCCTGTATGGCGTGATACATGGCTTCGGTTTTATTAGCCCATGTGCCAGCCGATAAACGCCTATTTCCAAGCCTGTAATAGCCAGTAAATCTGCCGTTGCGTTTAATCACATACGCCATATCAGCCCCCTATGCTCTACTGGCGAGTAATGTTACTGGTGGGTAATGTTACTGGTCAGTAGGTTCTTGGTCAAAAAATAGCCCCTAATCCAATTTGGATTGGGGGCTGAACTATTGGCTACATAGGGAATTAGGCGGTCAGGCTTGGAACTAACTCGGTGGAACACCAGACAAGTTAGTCATTGGGAAGTTTTGAGCGTGAACTAACTTTTCTGGAATTAAATAAAGTTAGTTCCTACCAACTGGCTCGATATATAAACTCTAACTGATCAGAGTTTTCTAACAAGGTAGTAATTAGATCAACTGTATATTCCAGTTGTGAATAATAATAATCACCAAGATCATCACTACCAAAGAAAAATCCAGCAGAAGGTTTAAGTGGATTTTCGTAAGTATCAACTGTAATTTTTTGATCTAAACTATTTAAGTAATCACACAATAAATAAAACACTTTATTGTTTTCAATTTGATATTCACGATTAGGATTTGCCAAAGCCTTAATACAATCACTACGCAAAGTTTCTAATTGCTCTTTGCTTAGGTGTATCTCTTGGCACTCATCAACTCCGTCAGCAACATTATTTATGAACCAGCCATGAATAGCATTTGCCTTGCGCCAGTATCCAACTAATTGTTTAATAAGGATATTCGCAAAATCAGGAGTTGGTAATTGTTCAAGTCCTGCGATTTTTTTAATATCCTTAAACATAATTGGGTGTTCTTTATCAAAAGTATCTGATGAACTTACATACTTCTCGGCATATAAATACATATCTAAACCCATTAATTCATCTCCTTTACAATTTTAATCGCAACATCAATCGCATTAATAGCACCATTGTAGGTTGCGTAATCTGAATTGCCGTCTGCTTCTGTATGTTGTTGTTCTAATCCCCATACTCGGCGTAAATCTAACATTTCTTTAAGTGCTTGATCTTTATTCATTAGTTATTTCCGTTTCTCGATTTGATGCCCATTCTTTTATTGTTTCTGATTTCCAAACTGGAGTTCTCCCCATGTATTTGTCGGGTTTGGGAAGGGTGTTTCGATTTAGATAACTGTGTAGAGTTTCTAACTTCAATCCAGTTATCCTTGCTATATCGGTATTTGTTAGCCATTCGCTCATGTTTGTTTAACAACTTTCTTTTTAGTTTCATTATGTTTAGTTCCCCACTTTGTTGTTTGAGTTTCCGTATCAGCCCATAGATAAGGTAAAAATATAGGCACATTAAATACATAATAATTTGGGTCTTTACGCATTAAATTACTTTGATGCGATTGATGAATTAATTGATCACCAAACCAAAAAGGTAATCCAGTATCAGGAAAAGTTGGGTGTAGTGCTACAAATTGTGGCAACATGGTGTCTTTGTAACCACGATTTATCCACTCTTGGCAGATCGCAATTCCATACTCACACAAAGCCTTCTCATGCCCACGCCACATCTTTGTAGCAGGGTGATTACGCCAACCCTGACTAATACCCATTAATGCCCTGAGTATTTGCCACGCTTCAACTCGTTGCTTACCTAATCGCCTGTAATCAAGAGCCTTAGCAGATTTAACAAAATCAGGATAAGGAACAAATGTATTAACCATTGATACCACTCCTATATTGTTTTCGAATTAAACTTTTGCGTTCAAACTCAGTTAATCCACCCCATATTCCATAATGGATTTTGTTAGATAATGCGAAAGATAAACATTTAGTTTTAATTTCTTGATCGCAATTACCGCAAAGAGTTTTGGCTTTTTCAATACCAGCATTATCAGTTGGATCAGGAAAAAAGATTTCAGGGTCAACTGTTTGGCATGGCGCATCATCAATATCCTGTGGAGTTGGAGTATTAAGTTCAATCGGTTTAATTACTTTTCGGGCTTTAGTAAAAGATACTTGCCCTTTAGGTCTAGTCATTTTCTTGATCTCCTTTGTTTTGAACATGATCAACATACTGTTCCATTACTTTAATTAGATCATCAGGGTCTAAATTAGAAAACTTTAATAACACTTCAATCATGTGTAATAAGCCCCATACCAACATCTCAGGTTCAATATCTTGATCAGCAATTAAAGTATTTAAGTGTTCATTGGCTAAATACTCTTTAATTTCTTGGGGCAAACTATCTTGACGATCTTGGTCAACCTTAAATCCACGAACAATTTTAATAAACTCGTTCGCAAAATTAATAGATTTAATTAAATCGGATTGTTCTTGGTTCATTGGTTCTCCTTTGTAGTAAATAATTCATTTAAGTAATCGTATTGAGGCAATCCATTATTGTTTTGATGCCCAGTATTATCACCGCAATCAACACATTGACCCAATACTGGAACTTCACAACCGCACTCACAATTACACATAGGTTCGGTATCAAATGTTTCATCAAATAAACTTTCATCAAGTAAATCATCAAACATTTTTGCTCTCCCTTAATTGATTTATATATTCCGCTTCTATCTTTCTAATTTGTATTCTTGAAGTTCCAAACATGCGAGCAACTTCCGATAAAGATTTTTGATACGCAATTCTTTGATGAACTATTTTTTTCTTTTCATTTTCATTAAACATTAATTACTCCAATCTATTAGGAGTTGAATAGGCGCAGATACGGCTCGTTTTATTATCCAAAGCAAGTTAAGGACATAAAAGTCTTGACCGCCCTTCACAAGTGAAAGGAGTGGGGAATGAAAACAAAACCCCAGTAAGTTCTTGTGTTAACGCCTACCCAACAATTTTAAGTTATCGAGAGAGTGATCTTTTTTGTGCTTCTACGCAGTTATAGCAAAACCAAAGAATGTCCTGAGAGTAATTATCAGTAATTGTTTTGCCATTCTCTCGAACACCTTGTTGACCGCATTGATCACATAAATCTAATTCGTGATCTTTAACTCGTCTAACTATTTCTACATAACCCATTTATTTACCCCCAAAAAAACATTGATCAATAGTTCCCCAGCAATAATGATCACCAACCCAGTTAATATGTGTTGCTAAGTAATAAGTTCCAACTGCTAACGCACTCCAAAATAGAATACGAACCGCAGTTCGAACTTTGTAATAAGTTTTTGATCTCATTTATTTACTCCGTTCTAAATGTAATTGGTATCTCCAACTATTTTGTTCCTGATGAGTTTTAATTCGGTGGCAACTGGAACACCTAACAACGCACTTTTTAATTTCTGATTTAATTAATTTAGAAAGTTTGTTGCTACCAAGCGCAGTTCCGATATTAAACTTTTTACTATGTAAATGATCAAACTCCAAAGCCAACACATTACTTTCACCACAATCAATACAAGGATTTTGTAATAAATAATTAAATACAAACTCTCTTACTTCTTTGTGGTTAGTTTTGTGTTTTTCCGCTTGTCTAATGGACACACAAGGCTTACAAGCCCCTTCATAGCCCTTATTACCGCTTGCGTGAGTTTTAGGCTGAAAGCGTGATAGTAATTTGATCTTGCGACAATAACTACAACGCTTTCTACCCTTAGCAAGTAGATTTAATTTTTCTGCTTTGCGTTTTGTTGAACCTTTACGCATTAGGGCAAAGCAAGATTTACACCTTGCCCTAACTTTGTATTGTCCGTCTAAGTGTTTATTAAACCGATTAAGTGGTAAAGCAGTAAAGCAACCAATACACACTTTAGTTTGTTTTGATTTAGTTATGGATTTATTGGTAGCCACAAACTATCCAATCTAAGTGTCTTATATTTAAGATCACTATGGTTTGACGGAGTTAAATAACCAACATTAAATCGGCTACCAGTTGTAGATACGATCTTGCCTTTACGCAAACGCCCATGCGCTTGAATAAACACCTGATCTCCAACATTAATGTTGTATGGATTTTTTGTATCGTATGAACTAACTCGTTCATCAGCGATAGAAATTAATTCATCTCTCACATCTACAATTTGTGAAAGTAAATCTAATTTCTTTTGGCATTTTTTAATAACTTTATTTGGGTCAGTATCACCACCATAAATATAAAGCGTGGCAAGTTCACCTAACCAATTTAAGTTTTGTTTTGTATCGCCAACGCCACCGATTTCGTAAGCAATACCTTCGTAGTGAACAAAAGATTTAACATCATTTGCGTATCCACCAATTTCATTATCAGCCAAATAGTTATCAGTTGTATTTCCATTTAAGTCCAAAACTGATCTGAACTCATAATTAAACCCAACAATTATTAGTTGAAAACTTTTGTAAGTTTGTTCATCAAAAGTTATATCAATTAACTTCTGTTCAGTTAATACATCAAACTTATTGCGAGTGTGTGGTTGCCAAATTGAAGTGCTGGTATCTCCAACACTCCAATAGCCGTCTTTATTATTGAACTTAGTTTTTAATCGTTCAAGATAAAAACTATCTTTAGTTTGTGTAGTCATTAACCCACCAAATCTTTCGCTTCAAGAACTTTCTCGATTAGTATGGACATAGTTTTGAGATCAATACTCATCTCAGATACTTCAATGTAGTTATCTCCAATTCTGCGATTGCGTTGGTCAACTGTTATGTGATTAGCACGATCACCAAGAATTGTTTTAAGAGATGCGATTAAAGAAGCAGAAACTCTTTCGTGGTATTCCCTTGCTTCACGCTGTTTGCGTTCATGCTCTTTCCGTTCTGCTTCTTGCTTTTGGCGTTCCAGTAATTCTTGTTGCTCTCTTTGCGCCCACTTTGGTTCAAGAGTTGCGTATTCAGCAACAATGTCTTGTGGTCTAGCCAACCAAAAGATAGTTGTTGATGCTTGTCCTGATTGAATGTAATCATCTGAACAAACTAAATAACCAACATTACGAGAACCTTTATTTGCTGGCGCAAAGTTTTGATCATCTTTTTTATCTGATCTATAAACTTTGTATTCATACTTATCAGTTGATACAAGAGTTGCGTTAGCAACATGATTGCGTTGAACACGATCAGGATTTTTCTTATCTTGTGATGAGTAATCCCATGCTGGAATTACGCCATATTTAGTTCCTACTTTTAGTTCTGCTGATTTCATTTATTTATTCTCCTTAGTTAGAAGGGTGGAACATAGCCCCCCGACCATGTTCCACCACACTTGTTTGTTAAGCGTTAACTAATCTACGACTAATCGCATACTTCACGATTGATTTAGCCATGCTAATTAAGTTAAGGGGGTTATTTACAACCGCACCAATTTCGCAATAATGCGATTTTTCTTGATCAAGTTTTACAATTTCATCTTGATCAGCAATATAAGCAAAAGCAGTTAATACACCAGCATTACCTAGTTTCTTAATTGCTTCGTTATTTTCTTTAACAGAATGGTGTTCCCACTCTCCGTCAGTAATAGCAAAGAAAATACGAACTGGTTTTTCAGTTTCAGCAAGTATTTTAGTTGCGTAAGTAATTGCTTCGGTTGGATTAGTTCCACCCTGAGAGCCAGCATTACGGATTACACCAGTTGCTTTTTCATCAGCACGATACAAAACATTTGTAGTTGTGTTGAATGTAATTACTGTGGTGTTTGCGTTAATGCGATCTAATGCTCTTTTAATCGCATACATAGCCCGATAAGCAGAAGTTTCTTTACTGCCACTCATTGAACCTGAATTGTCTAAAAGGATTACGCACTCGATCTCTGTGGCATCATCTTGACCTTCTGACCATTGATCAAAGATCGTATCTAAATCATCACCACGCATATATCTATGCGCCTGTAAGCGACCTTGTGATTGGTATTTATTCCAAGCAGGGTCAAAGGTTGCTTTTAATCTTTCTAACTCTCTACTAAAAGATAGAGATGCTTGGAAAGTTTTAGCATCAGGATTTTGATTTTGATACCGAGATTTGTGTGGCTCTTTAGAGTTATTAGTAGCAAGAGAAGGTAAGCCACCAATTTGTCTAATGATGTCGTTGATCTCGTCAGCAATCTGTTGGTTATCTAATATGTTATTTAACATATCTGATAAAGCAGATTGATTATCAGGAGTTTCATTACCAGCAGTTTTACCATTACCAGTATTTTTATTTTGATTAGTTAAATCAATTTCAATTACTGGTTGTGATTTTAATTGTTCTGCCAATTTAGCATCATCTTTAATAGGTTTTGTTTTAGCCCTATCACGATCACGCTTTTGTTGAATTGGTGGAACTGGGCGAGATGTTGATGAACTCTCTATACCTTCATGCGGTCTATCACCATGACCAAATGGAGATTTAATTGAGATCATAACTTTCTTGCCACCATTACCAAGTAAATCTTTTTCCCAATCCGCTAATCCGTCTTGGGAAACTTCTTGTTTTGGCATTAACGCATCAAATCGTTTGATTAAATCTTTTGCTAATTCAGTATCATCAGGAAAAGTTAATACACGATACTGGTCAACAATTTCGCAGATTTCATCTAATTGATCTTGGAACTTATATGCGTTGCGTGATCGTGCCAACAATTCAGTTGGTAGATATTGCCGACCACGCAATAAGCCATACGAAGTTTCAAATGCTTTTGGGTCATCAACAAAGTGAATAAGAATTGTTGATGTGAACCAATCAATCGTTGACGGATAGCGAGTTGTAAATAAAGTTTCAATTCGCTGATCGTCTAACGCATTGTAAGCAAATAAATAATCATTATCTCTACACCATTCAAAGATTTCAGAACCTTCTCTTGGTGTATAAAGAATGTGGCTAACTTCGTGTAAATCAAGACCACGCAATCCAGCAATTTCTTTTGCTGTATTTAAGTTGCCAAGTAATCGAGAGTTAAAACAAACATGACTAGCACCTGACCAAGCAGGTGCGTTTATGTCGGCATGTTCAACTTTAACTTCTACCTTACGAAGTGTTAATGCGGAATTAACTCTGCCAAAGAACTGAGTAAATCGTTCAATTCTTTGGCGTTTAATTTCCGCTTCTTGCTTCTGCTTATTTTTTAGATCAGATTGGGCTAAAGCCGTATCTAAATCTAAGAATGGATAATCAATTCCTGTATTGGAATTGACCGCCAAACAGTTCAAACATTTTCCGCAATTACACATTGTTATTCCTAACTAAGCGTTAACTGTTTCAAGTAATCCAAGATCGGATTTGATGTTGTATTCGCTACCTTCTAGCAACATACGAACTGCTGGCTTTTCATCATCAGCAAAGTTATTAACAAACACTTCACTAGCAAACTCATAAGAAAGACCCTTAGCAAGTTTCTCGAATGTTTTTAAGATACGAGTTGATACTGGGGTTTCAAATATAGTTGACGGATTAGAAGCATCATTAACACGAAGCGTTGAACGCATACCATTAGCAAGTTCCAGTAATGAACCTGAACTAACAATTTGCTTTTCAATCTTTGTGTCGTAGTTGTAAGTTAACTTAATTGCGAAACGATCTTTCCACGCTTCATTAAGTAATTGAGTTCCACGATAGTTAGGGTTCATATCAGCAACCACTAATAGATCAGGGTGAGCATGGATAACTTCGTTATCGTGGCTCATCAATGTAATTGATCGGCGATCATCTAATAAACTCATTAGATATTGTGAAAGGTTCTTTGGTGCGTTATTTAATTCGTTAATTAATAACACGCCACCTTCACGAACGATCTTTGTAATTGCGCCGTCAATCCACTTTAACTCGCCCTTGCTATCAGGAAATAGACCGCCAGTTAATTGTGTGAAATCAAGTGCGTTATTAGAAGGAACGGCAAAGAAGTTCATTTTGCGTTTTGATGCGTAAGCCATAGCGGAAGTTGTTTTACCAGTTCCAGCATCACCTTCAATTAACACATTCATTTTGTTTTCAAGTGCGTAGTCATACATCTGAGTTTCGGTAATACCGCCACCGAAAGATCGTTCAATGTAATGCCCAGTTTGTTCCAGCGAAGGAACAAAGAAGGATTTGTTATTTGTTGTAGTCATTTTGTTTTCCGTTTCTGTTTGTTGGTTGGTTTGTATTACTGGGGAATTGAATTGTGTTAGCAATAACGGAATAAAGACGATCTCTTTATCTATTATGGAGTTCTATATAGGCACACATTGGCTAATCTGTTGTCGTTCATAAATGAAGGAACAAAACTCAAATAATTAAATAGCAACTATTTGATATTCAGAAAACCGCCCGAACCTATTTAATCGGTTGTTGCTAACACAAACTTATTTATTTGTATTCAGGTATTACCACATCAGGATTTTTTTCAATAATTTCTGATGCGATTAAAACATCATCAAGTTGATTGCTAACCAAATTGATAAATGCTTTTTGTTCAATCACTTTCTCATCAAGAATACTCTCGACTTGATTGAATAAAGGTATTGCCATTTCGATAAAGAACTCAGGTGCTTCAAGTTCTTTCATCTTTATTATTAGAGTTTTTAATGATGTATGTAATAATCCAATTTCATCAAAAGTTAGATCATTAATAATCATTTTTTTGTTTTCCATTTATTTTAGTCCTTTGACTATTTTGTTGATGTTCAAGTCTTTCAAAACATCAAGAGTGTAATTATCAGAACTGGTAGAAAAGAACCGAGTTCCATTAGATAGAACAAGATCAACTAAATTAATTGAGATTGTTCCAGTAGCAACTATTTTTCCATTTGTATCTATGTATGTATTTGTTTTCATTACTTATTCCTTATTGTTAGGGGGAAGGAATTAAGTTCTATATTAAGTTGTATTGAATACATTATGTATTCACCACTATTACTGAAAAAAGATAATTCGCAGATTATTTATTTCTCAGTAATAGCAGAAAACACATATAGCAATATGTTTATTTTATTTATTATTAATTAACTTCTTAGTGCTTAGATCAGATTGGTTACTGTCGGCATTTGTTATTAACAAAACTATCCATGATTAATTAATAGAAAACATATTGATTATGTTTGCCTAATTCTCTATGTAATTAATAGTTAATTGATTTGCTATCACCTTAATAAGTTCCCTAGAGATTTAATGACTTATTAAGTTCACTAGATTTCAATTTCTATCTAGGCTTTTTTCACTTGAAAATTATTGATCTTTTGCCCCTAGAGGTTTCTAAAAAGATCAAACTTTTATCGTCGTGTGCCTGACCAAATCTTAGCAGAAAATCCAGTTGACCTTGACCACCTGTTAATAGTGGCTAAATGTCCGATTTGCCCGATTGAGCGTGGAACACGCTGGGGCTGGGCTGGCTGATCGGGGCTGGGCTGGGGTGATTGGGTCTAAATGGGGGGTAAATGGCTATAAAGCCCATTAGAAGCCCGATTAGGGCTATTTGAGCGTGAGAGCCTGAGCGTGGGGTCAAAACTGAGCGTGGAACTAACTTTTAGCCTTGTAGCGTGTTTAGGCGACAAGTGGCTGGAACTAACTATTCGAACGCCCGTTCGAAAACTTGGAACTTACTTATGGCGGTGGTGGTGGCGGTGGAAACGAGTTAGTTGTGAACTAACTTTTTACTCCAGTAAGAAGTTAGTTAGTTAAGTGTGTGCGCCTTGTTTAGATGCCCAGTTAGTTGTGAAGTTAATTAGTTATGTGGGAATTGCGCCCGATTTATTTTTTCCAGTAATGATAAGAGAGAGATATATACATAAGAGAGATAAGAGATAGATGTATTTGATTACCAACCTACCAATAGCCATTTAGCCAAATGTTTCATTTGATTACATGGGAAGTTAGTTATGTGTGTGCGTGTGGTGTTGTGGTGTTGTGGCTAATGGTCAATGGCTAATGGGAGATTAGTTATTACAAGGAGAAAGGCACTAATGATCTGATAACAACTCCGAGAGTGTGCCGTTCGGCTGGTGGTATCCGTATTGCCAGTTTGTTATTGATCGCAGTAGCCGAAAGTTAATTCGTTATCCGTCATCAAATAGTCATCAAGCCATGTGGAACACATGGTTATTGAGCGTGTGTTAACACAATCGCACCTGATTAATAGTCAGGTGGAGTTGTTAACACGCTGATCTCTCACTAGCGACCCCCCACCATTAAACGCCAGCGCACATATGGACCCCCAGGTCGGAGACACGATTGAGGTGTTTGAGCCAAAGCAGTAGCCGAAAGAGGTCTAGGATGGGCATATATGCGGATGTAGCGCAATTGGTAGCGCACCACCTTGCCAAGGTGGATGTTGCGAGTTCGAGTCTCGTCATCCGCTCCAGCATGTAGAATTACTCTATGGCAGCATCAGAGCATTTAGGCCCTCAGTGGCATCAGTTGGATATGTACCAAACTGCTAAAGCGTTGCGTAAATACACCCTTCTTGATGTCGAAGATAAAAAAATTAAGAATAAAAGGAACCATCGCTCTAACGCTGATGTAGATAATCAGGTTATGAACAAGAAATTAGCCACTTCTAAAAAATCAGGGCTATATGACTCTATTAAGAGGATCGGTGTTCAAGATCCCGTCTCTATTGGAGAGGGTCGCTTCCTACCCTATAAAAAGAATACCGTGGCCAATGGTCATCACCGCATTGCAGCAGCCTATAAGATAAACAAAAACATGTTAATCCCTGTAGAGCATATAGGTATTGAACCATTTAAGGTTAATGGAAAAACGTACAATA